GATATATCCCGTATTATCGCCAGAGGATGAACCGGAATTGTTGCCGGTCTGGTCATCATAATCATACGGGCAGATGCCATCTGTATGCTGGTGGGCGGGGTAGCCATGATGATAGTGATATTCTCCTGTACTTCTATCATAATGTCCGCCATCTGCATCTGTTCTGCCGGGGTGGGCGGCGGAGATGGCAGGGAAGCACAAAAGCAGCAGAAGAAAGAGAGGGACAAACTTTCTCATGATTTCCTCCTTTCAGAAATCAATGAAAATGACATTATTATTTATGCGGGTGACGCGCCGTTTTTTGTTTTAGAAGAATACTTTTCATCCTCCAAAAGGACGGTCATTCGCTCTGTGATGCGGGCTTGGTCTATTTCATCCAGCTGTACGTAGAGGCTTAACGCTGTAGCGGCGTTTTTGCCGAATTTATCTTCGATTTGCTTACAGATGCTTTTAGAAACAGGGGAGATTGCTTGTTCATCAGTCCAGCCCATTAAATAGCCGGGGGTGGTGTGCAATGCTTTTGCGAGAGCAGCGATTTTATCACGCTTCATATTTGCAATGATACCTGTTTCCCATTTGCGGACGGTGCTTTTTCCAACACCGACTTGATTTGCGACTTCTTCTAGGGTTAAGCCCAAGGAAAGCCGCAGCTCTTTAATTCTTTTTGCCATATCAGAATCGCTCATATATACATCTCCTTATTTATTCTAAAGCGAATATAGCACAAAAGTGTCTTATATGCAACACAAAATGTAAAAAGAATTAAAAAGTTTCTCAAATGACACAAATAAGTGTTGACAGAATCGAAAAGCGAATGTAATATAAAGGTGTCATTTAAGACACTTTTAGAGAAAGAGGTGGAAAATATGAATAAATTGAAACTGGAATATGAAATGAAAATGAAAGGAATTTCTGCGGCAGAAATGTGCAATGCACTGAAAATTTCACGTTCTGCATTCTATCGCAAGTGCAACGGAAAAACAGAGTTTACGAGAAGGGAGATTGAAAAAATCATTGAAATCCTTGGAATTAACAAGGTTGAGGCGTTGGAGGAAATTTTTTTTGATGAAAAAGTGTCTTAAAAGACACTGTAAACTGGGTGGGGGAAATAGTTTAAAAGATTTGAGAAGGTACGAGGAAGGAGAAGAAAAGCGCATAGGACAAAATGGCAGCGGAGTAACGTATAAGGGAGGTGTTGTGCATGGCGAAGAAGGAGCCTTTGAAGGTAATCACAAAAATCATAAGAGGGGACGAGGTTATTCTTTACGATTCCCTGAGCGAGGAAGAAAAGGCAGAATTTGGGAAACGGCTGAACCGACGCGCCATCAGCGCAGTGGCGCAGGCGCACGGATGCACGGCAGAATTTATAGACGAGGAGACGGCAACAGCGTAAGCGGGGCTTTGCCCCATGAGAAGGACAAGCTACAAAAGGAGGAAGAAGATGGAGAAAACGACGGCAAACAGCCTGCGGCAGGAGGCAGAGAAGCTGGGACTGCGGACAGGCAGAAGGATTGATGTGATTGACAGCATGGACGGAGAGGAGAACGAGCGGCGGAGAAAGCGGAGTGGTGTTGTGGTGCGGTTATTTCGGCATTTCTTTCAATGCGACATGGGCGGATACACAGAGTGCTTCCGATACAACACGCTGCTGCGGAAGGAAATGGGAGAGAAGGTGCGTCTGCGTGGATTTTGAGAAATTGGTTCTGATTTACATTATTCTTTTTGCCATGCTTGCGACGGGCTTTGCAGCGGCATTGCTTGAAAATGCGAAGCTGACAAGAGAAAATGAGCGGCTGAAAAAGATTCTTTATCGGAGGGGATACAAATGAAATTTGCGGACATTGCGAAGCGGGCGAAGCAAACAAGGATTGCCTGTGTGCTGACGGATGAAAACGGCGTGCAGTGGGTAGATGTGGGTGCGGCTGTGTACCGCTTGGAAGGACTGCCGAAGATGGATTCGGAGGATTTCCTGCGGCTGGCAGGGGTATCCGAGGAAAAAATTGGTGGCTTTTATGTAGAAGGGAATAATGTCCCGGAAACATCACTTCGGAACGAGACGGGGGATGAAATAGCACTGACAAGTGACATGGCGGGGCTTGTGGTCGACATGGATGGATACAGGCTGATGCCCTTCTACACGGCACTGCATGGCGTGATCTGGCTTGATGTAAAGAACATGGAGCCAATCATGAAGGGAGATACAAATTATCTGCGGTTCTTCCTGCGGAGGTTTGGGAACGGCTGGATGATTGCGGTGAAGGACGGGCTGGTACTGATTGCCATTATTCCCGAGAAAAAGATGTCGGAGTTCCTTTATGAGCAGGTGCAGATATTATGGATGCGATGCGAACAGAGAGGCGTGGAAAAAGAAAAGAAGGAATGGGAGGAGGGAAGGAACATGAAATATCAGGTTTGCGAAAGCTGCGGCGCGCACTTAGACCATGGCGAAAAATGCGACTGTCAGAATGAAGAATGAAGAATGAAGAAAAAAAGACCGGCACCGAAGGGGAAATTCGATGCCGGTCGAGCGGTAGGGAAACCGCCGAGATATTTAACTGAATTATAGCAGAAAAAGACTGAAAAATCAAGGGTTGGGGAACCCTTTTGCCCCTTGATAATAGTATTAACAATTCGAGCATACCCCTACAAGCATAGAGGGGAAATAGGAATTAAAAAAACAGAGGTGGAACGGATGCCGAGATATTTAAAAAAGATTTGGGCGGGGGATGTTTACGAAGCGAAGGAATACAACAGCACGAAAGTGAAGGGCAGGGGCTACGAAAGAGCCATGCGGGAAAACATCAGCCCGGAAAAAATAGCGGAATACAATTTTCTGGAAACGAGGAAGAAATGCGGGCGGATGATAAACGCAAATTTTAAGGCAGGGGATTTATTTTTGACACTGACATACAGAGAGAGGGTTGGGATTGAGGATGCGCTACGGCTTTTCAGAAATTTCATTGGGAGATTGAAGCGGCTGCGAAAGCGAAAGGGATTGGATGCACTGAAATACATATATGTGATTGAGACGGGGAAGAAGGGCAGGGAGCACCTGCACATGATTATCAATGACATGGACGTAACCCTAAAGGAGCTGACGGAGCTTTGGGGGCTGGGGCGCGTGATGATTTCCAGACTGGAGCCGGGAGGCG